GAGTCAGAGCAACTTCAGCATCAAGCCGACCCCAGCATTATGGAAATTGTTTCCAATATGCCCAGTACGCTGTACGACGCAGCCACAGGTGACGCTACTCCTATTGAGTTTCCGTTTCTCCCTGAGCTAACTGACATGGGGCAGGACGCGCCCGGCTTTCTCGAAGGACTCGTCGTCAACGCGCAAATTATTTTTTCGCGAGACGACCTTGGAAAAGCTGAGGTCATTCATAGGACATTTGAGGGCGATAGCAGGTACGGCGGGAGATACGCAGACAAGTACGGGCACCCGATTATTGTCTGGAACGAGGTTCCCTATTACGTCAATAAGCCCGGCCTCAGCGAGCAAGATTTTGGCACCTTTTTTGGCGAGGTGTTGAGATACGCTCCTGCGAGCAGGTTTGCCAGCAAAGGAAAAACGGTAGTAGGAACGATAGGTCGCGGGCTGCCGGCATATGCGGCAACTGAAGCTGCAACCATTGCCCAAGAAAATCTTTTGACGCCCGAAGCAACGAAAGCCAAGAATCGCTCATTCGCGGAAGTTGGCTCAGACATTGGCACCTCAGCAGCAATCGGCTCGACCACTGATGTTGTCTTGCCGGTAATCACCCGAGGCGCAAGCACAGTCCTTTCACCGGTAGTTAAGGCGACGGGGAAAGCAACCGAGAAGGTAGCTGAGACCGTCCTCCCAAGATTTGACATGGATGCGTGGCGCGGACAAAGGGCCCAGCTTTCGCCTGACGAGGTTCAGACCTCAGTGTACCCTCTCACCGAGGGGCAGAGGACTACAAAGCCGCCAATAGGCGTTACGCCCAGACAGTCCGAGCAAATAGGGCAGGAAGAGCGCCTGCGTCGCATGGCCTCATCGGAGCCGGGCACGCAGATGATACGAGGCTTCGATGAATCTCAGCTTGACGCTATTCGCCAAGACGCGCTTGCCCTTCAGGAAGAGTTTTCTCAAGTTCCCAGCGGGGTAGTTGGGCCTTACTCAAACATTCCAAGTTACGCCGCCGAATCAGCGCAAGAGGTTACAGAAAGAGCTGCCGGGAGACTGAAAGGAGAGTCATCGGCTCTTTATGACGCAGTCCAACAAGTCGAGACGCCGCCGGTAATGACCGCCGAAGGCGTTCAGGAAGTTGCTCAGGAACTGCTAGACGTAGTGCCTTCTTTGGGAATCTCTCCTAACCAGATTGTTTCTGGTCCACTCATGAGAGAGATCACTCAACTCAGGCGCTTAAAGAACCTTGCCAAGAACCCAAAGTTCAAGGACCAGCCCCTAAAGAATATTCATGGTTACCAAAAAAGGTTGAGGACCGCTATCGGCCAAGCCGAAAAAGGGTCGCCTGATGAGCTTGCGCTTATCCGCATGAAGCAAATTCTGGATGAGGCGGTATACGGCGGGATCGAGAGAGGAATCATCTCAGGGGATCAGGAGGTCATTGATCAGCTTCAGCAGGCGACCGAGCTATACCGAGCTTACGCAACGGCAACCGGTAAAGGTGTTGGAAGGACCGCGCAAGAACGCTCAGCAAACAATATTTTGCAGAGACTGTCTGACCGCGATTACACGCCCGTGCAAGTTGCAAACCTTCTCTTCGGGCACAACAAGTTTGCTCCCAACCAGTCTATGGGCCTCGTCATCGACCGGCTGAAGACGGCGCTTGACCCGGCAGAGTTTGAGGATTTTGTAAATCTGTTCAAAGCCGGCATCATGACCAAGGCTTTTGCTGGGACAAAGGGTGAAATTTCAAGAACCGCGATCGTCAACAACTACAACAACGTGTTTACGGCGAACCGGGACATCATTAACAGAGTTTTCAGCCCGGACGAAATAAAACAAATTGACGCATTCAGGACAAACGTCCTGCCGACCCTCTGGGCCGAAATCAACCTAAACCCAAGCGGCAGCGGTTACTCTCTGATGAGCGCAGCTCTGAGGACAGGCCTGCCCTTCTTCTCGTTTACTCCGGGAATACGTGCTCTGGGCAATGTCGCGGCAGATGTGTCTGAAAGCGGAGCGGCGCAAGACTTTGCAAAAGACGCACTTAGCCAGACAGTGAGGCGCATGCAAACTCCGATGCTGTCAGCAGGAGCGCAAGGCGCCATCCGAAGTTTCTTGGCGTCAGAGGAAGATGTTGAGGCGGCGGCTTCAGATGGCCGAGAACGAAGAGAGCTTGAAGAAGCGGTAAACCGAGTGCAGCAGGGCATGGAAAAAGAGGAGCAGGCTCCTCCGGCTGCCCCGCCGGCTGCCCCGCCGCAGGCCCAAAACTTCTCGCCCCTTCCGCAACTTCAGTCGCCCGGCGCCGGTGGTGGATTCACCAGCCTAAACCCGGCGCTGTCGCCGACAATCCTGCCAAGCGCAGAAGACCGGGAGCTGGCTATGCGTCAGCAACAGGCTCGCCGGCCGGGAGGGATTGGGGCTCTGGTGTAGACGGACGCGCCACGATCATGGCGCCGTCCACGTCCCAGTCGAACTCGTAACCCATGTAGACCTCGTCATCATCGATGGCGATGGACAGGTTGCGGGAAATAAGCCGAAGCAACGCAGCCTGCTGATGCAACGTCAGCCTGCTAAACAGGTCGATGACCTCGCTCGCTTCCATTACCGGGCGGTACGACTGAGGAACGGGCCGGGACCGGCGCTTCCCAAACAGCACTATTTTTCACCCCCGCCAAACAACCGCGCATGCTCGTCGCGAATCATTCGCTTGAGCGCCTCAATGCGGGTATGCCCTCGTTCAAAACAAATGTCTTGCAGCAGGTCGTAGGTCTCCTGATCGACCGCCAACGACTTTCTGCGCCGATCGTTTTCTGACTCCGCAGCCATGATGTCCTCGTGATTCAAGATGTTACAATCTCAATTGTACAAACTTGTAGACGATTGCACAAACGATGTATGAGCTAAAAAACTACCTGCTCTCGATCCCCAGCCACTGGATGGTGAACCAACCGCTGTACGAATCGATACAGGAATCGATGCCGGCGATTGCCAGATTTCAAGGTCGCGATGGGGTCGAGAATCTGCGGAAAACACCGCTAATGCGGCACTGCAAAAAAGTGTTCCCCGGCATCTGGAGGGCACCCCTTTTTCGCCGCGAGTTCTGCAGGTTGCTGGTGGAAGAGATCGCGACGATGGAACAGGAAATCGGGTTTCAGCCAAACGGAGGCGAAGACGTGCTGCGCCAGATACCCGAGATCGTGCTGAAAGAGAATGTCCCAGAGCTGTACCGGTCAATGTTCTTTATCGTGCAGAACGTTCTCAACCCGATCTTTTGGTGCCTGTTCCAGCGGGATTGCGCGCAAATCGCGTCAGTGCAGATCGCAAACTACAGCCTCACAGAGAAGGTAGAGGGGGCGTGGCACCACGACGAGAGCGCAGACGTGAGCGTTGTTGTCCCGCTCAACACGGGAGACTACAAGGGTGGCGGCACAGAGTTTCACGGGCACGGGGTGCTAAAGCCGCTGCCATCTGGGCACGCGCTGATTTTTCCGAGCTTCCCGAATCTGCATCGCGGCCTACCTGTCGCGTCCGGCGATCGCTATCTTCTGGTGTTCTGGCTTTACGACCGCAACCGGCTGGTCGAGAACCAACAAAATCTTTTGTGATTATTTGCAATTATTTGTGTGCAAAGACTTGCACATGGACACGGAATCTGGATAATAGGTCTTGTTGAGGGGCACAACGTCCCTCCCCACCGGAAAAGAAAAATGACCTTACTTGAACAACTTACCGCAGCGTTCGCCGAAGCCGATGCAAAGAGCATCGCTGCCATCCCAGCGGAAGTGAAAGAGAGCCGAGAGCAGTTCAGAGCCTTGCAAGCAGAATTACGTGAAATGTTTCCACGCGATCAAGATTATGGAAAACGCTGGTCTATTCTGTACAGGAAAGTATCAAAGCAGACGATAGAAGACGTGACGGAGCATCCGTTTGACGACCATGTTGAGCGCGCAATTAACCGAGCCAAGCGCACCCACAAAAATCGCAACGAGCGCATCGCAAAGAAATTTGAGAAAGCTGGAATCTCAGACATAGTCTCGGATGATCTGGTGGTTGTCTACGGCAAAGACTTTTGCGGCAAATGGATCATCGGCGGACACCTCGTCAAGCTCGATGTGATCTGGGCCGGCGGCTACAACATCCAATGCCTGCATTGCCGGGTGCTCTGCAAAATCACGAAGCTCAAGGACGCCGCGTAAACGTCAACAACTGCCAACCAACCCCGCTCAGGTAAAGCTGGCGGGGTTAAGGCGGTAGAAGCACTACCAACCGGATAAGAAGACATGAAACGTTTGACAAAAATCAACAGCATCGGCGCAGCCGGCATACCTCTGAAAAAAAGTGAAGTAGGGGCGCTGCGGGTCGGCTATCGCGGCGGAGCCAAGCCAGAAAACCAGTACAAGGGCGCGTTCGTTGTAGTGCCAAAAATTCACCTTGACCTCAACATCGCGACGTGGGCAAGCGCGATGGGCTACCAGCGCATCACTGAGAAGCGCCGCAGGGAGTTTGAAGCGGTCAAGCGGGTCGCGACGCAGTCCGCGCAGGACTGGCTTGAGTCTCGGTTTTATCACCCGTTTAAAGATTTTGACGACGAGGCAAATACGATCCTCAACGAAAGAGTCAGGAAAGACGACTAATGAAGGTCAAGATCGACTTTACGATTGACGTTGACGCAGAGGATGTCTTGAGCCTCATGAATTCCCACGAAGCCGTCGAGCCGATGAGAGAATTTTTGGGAGATTTTTTATCTGCCGCCGCCGTCAATTGGCTTGACGAATGCCTCCACAACGAGCTGGGGACTTACCACACAACCCGGATTGTGAGTCAGCGGACAAGGGGTCAATAAAAGTTAGTGCAAGTAGTTGCACATGGACACGGAAATGTGGATAATAGCTTTTGTTGGGGGGCACAACGTCCCTCTCTGCTGGAGAGACAGAACAATGGCAAAGGCAAAAAAAGACCACTACCAGATGATCACTGATCAGGTGATCGCGCTCATGGAAGAGCACGGTAGCGACTGGACCAACCCGATGGTGAGCGGCACCGTTGGTGGCTGGCCTACCAACCCGGTGACCGAGAAACGCTACAACGGCATCAACGTCGCGCTGCTCCTCATGGCCGGCGGCGGGCACTGGGCGACTTACAAGCAGTGGGCAACCAAGGGCTGCCAAGTCAAAAAGGGCGAGAAGGCGACCGGCATCGTTTTCTTCAAGCGCATCGAGGTCAAAGACAAGCTCGATCCAACTAAAACCGACACGATCCCGATGCTACGCGGCTATTCGGTCTTCCGCGCTGATCAAGTCGAAGGCGAGTTTGCTGAGCAATTTGTCGCCCCGGCCGAGGATCGCCAAGACGAGACCGTGCAGATCGATGCGGTCAACGACTGGGTCGCGGCCACCGGCGCAGACATCCGCACGGTAGACGGCGGGCGCGCGTTCTACGCCCCCGCGTCCGACAGCATCCAGATGCCTCCGCGCTCTGGCTTCGACTCGACCGCGACCAGCACCGCGACTGAGACTTACCACAGCACGCTGCTGCACGAGCTGGGCCATTGGACCGGACACAAGTCGAGGCTGGATCGGCTCGCCGCCAAAAACCAACACGGCTATGCATTTGAGGAACTAGTCGCCGAGCTGGCTGCGGCTTACCAATGTGTCGAGCTAGGCGTTAGCTCCGCTCCGCGCCCGGATCACGCGCAGTACCTGAACGGTTGGCTGGAGGCGCTGAAAAACGACAAACGCTTGATCGTCAAGGCGGCGAGCAAAGCGCAGTCGGCGGTGGATTTCATCGCCGACCTTCAAGACGCACAGGTCGAGGAAGCAGCGTAATTTATTTTCTGCCAACCACTCCCGCACCGGGTCAAGCCGGCGGGAGTTAAGGCGGTAGAGCCACCCAAAAACTAACAAAGAGACAAAAACATGCCCACTTCTGAACAACTGATCGAAGCCTCGCAAAAACTTGTCGATCACTGCGAGAATGATGAACGCGAGTTGGTTTACGTGTTCGCCATCAATACGATTTGCGATCGGCTTGACCATGTCGCGGATCGCCTAGCTATTGTCTGCGAAGAGCGAAAGCGCGCTCAGCGAGAGTTTGACGATACGTTTTTTTCCGATTCGATTTGCGACCTTATCGACGCCGTCAACAACATTGAGAAGGCTGTCAAAACACTCTAAGAGGCGCCTCAACCATGAGCGAAGTTGATTCCGGGATCGATTGCTCCGACTGCAAGGGGTCGGGGTGGTCCCGGGTCATGGACCACGAGGACTGCCCGACCTGTCTAGGGTCAGGCTACGAGGATTGTGTGGATCGACCAAGATGTCTCGACTGCGGGGAAGTTTTCTCGGACGACTGCAAGGCCTGCGCTTTCCGGCACTGGATGCAGCCGTTTATCCGTAGCGACCAGTAGATAGCATTCCGTCAACCCGATCCATAATCAGGTCCAGCCACGCATGCAGCGCGGCGAGAAACAAAAACCCAGACACCAATCGGGAGCCCGGGCGCGGCCGCAAGCTTTGCGATATACCGTCCCATCCTAAATCGCTGAGCACCGCAGTATCGTTAGGGCAATGCTGCACGAGCGCCAAACAAGATTCGCTATCCTGCAACCACCGGTGACCCTTCAGCCAAGGCATCAGGTTTTTTCGCTCCCTTGGCAAAACTTCATACAGGTCTATTGGCCTTCCGCGACGCGGAATCCCTGAACAAACATTGAGCACGATCTGCCGCGTCTCTGCGTCAAATTCATGTTTTTCCATATTTCTTTTTCTTAGCCATGCGCTCTGCGTAATCGTTCAACGGCTCGCCAAACTTTTTCTCAAACCACTGCGCCCAGCTCATCCTGCCGTCAGACGTGCGCTGCCGGCGCTTCAGCCAAACATATCGGGCGGCGTGGTATTTGATGTCGTCGGCCCACTCTTGCTCGCGAGCCAACTCCTCCGGGGTCATCATCGATCGCAAACTCACCACAAATCGTCCGCGTCAAACTCGACCATCTCGCCGTCTCCATTGAATGGCTGAGGCTCAACTGCACCAGAGACAATTTGTTTCCCCAGCGCCAGCGCCTGCTCGTTGCGGACATCACCGTAGTGGATTGCCTCCGGGCTTAGCGTATACACGGCGTAGGCAAATGGGTGCGCCTTCTCTTGAGCAAGAAACATGAATCTGTCGGCCCGCAAACCTGAATGGCGAGCAGCCGCCAAATAAAACGCAGCCTGCTGGTAATACCTAAACGAGTTGATCGCAGTCTTAAACCCGCGCGGCGATGCATCACGACAGGTCTTCAGGTCCCAAACGTCGGTGCCCGTGTGCCAGTCGAACCTAGCCTTGCATGGCTCGCCGTGCCAGATAAAACATACGGTCAGCTCAGCCCGGTCGTTAGGCCCCGGAATAAACCGCTTAACCACCTCGCGTCGCTCCATGCAGATGTCATACATGTCCTGCTTGATTGGTGATCGACCGTTCAAAGTTTCCTTCCAGTCTGCGTACTCCGCCTTACCGACTTTCGTCCGTCGGTCCACGTTAGGCTCAATCGCAAACTCTTCTGCAAACTTGTGATGTTCCAAGAACACAGTGTGCTGAACCCGACCTTCCATCAGGGCAGGAGTCTCCTTCACCGGAGACTCGTTCTTCCACGTAAACCCGCACCTTATCAAGCTCGTCAGGTCATGCGACCTCCAAGCCTCGATCGATGCATAGGTCTCGTAGTCGAGCCCCTCGTATACCCCCGGCTCAAAATCCAAGAATTGACCCCGCGACATAGCCCGCAATAAATGACAGGACCATGCTCCACCATGTGTATCGGCTGACCGACGCCCACTGGAGAAAATGCAGCACGTCCTCCTTCAACTCTTTAAATGAGATCATTCCTTCCCCACCTCGTTTTCAATCAAATGGTCGATGTACCAGCGGGCTTTGCGTAGGTCTTCCACGCCCCCCTTAACCTTCCATCGCCAAAGGTATTTGATTGCAGCGCCGGTCGAGACGGCCTGCGGTCCCGGGAGACTCGCAACTGCCGCCTCGATCGCATCGATGCATTCGATAGTCCCGCCCGTATAGTGGGCGGGGTGATTTACCGGATCGCTCAAAACGGAATGTCCTCATCGCCGATGTCCTGAGCTTTTGGCGCGCCCCCCATCTGCACGGCGGTCTGCACCTCAAAACAAGGCTCAATGCCGGCCTGCTCGTCTCCGGTGATGCGCTGACGAATAAAGCGGGGTAGCTCATCGAGGATGTCGCAAGCCTTTTGGCTCTCGGCATCCTGCTGACCAGAAAACTCTTTGCAGTAATCGTCAAGGTCAAAGACCTGCTGCTCGTTCTTTGTATCCACACGCTTGGCGCCACCATCGGCAGCAAACACACCCTTAACCGTGGTGCGGGTGTTCGACTGGTTCCAGTCAACCTGCAGGTTGCAGGTCGTGCCAAGAATTTTGGTCAAATCAAACCCGCCCAACTCCTCTTCGCTAAAAGGTTTGTTGCGCCACGCCTGCAGGTGCTGACGCAATTTAGCCTGTTCGTGTAGCGACAGCGTGTACTTTTGGAATATGGTTAGCGGCCGGCCATCACTCATCAAAGCTTCAGGAAGTTCCCACCATATGAACACAGAGTGTCGCTTGTTGCTTTCCCCGGCGTACTCCTCCATCACCGTCCCACCGTCAACCAATCGGAAACAGACTGCGCTATGCGTTCCGGCTGGGACTTGTTCAAAAGCGGCGCCGCCGCCCGTGCTTGCTGTTAAAGCCATAATTCCTTCTTGCCTTTGTGTAATAAGTTGCACTATCTTACACACCTCCATTCCCAGCATGCAACAGAAGAACGAATGAAAATCAGAAATGTGAAGGGCACCAGCAAGAATTTCAGTCAGCCATTGAGCGGTAGCGCCCGAGACGATTTTGTTTCGTTCTTGGCTGAACACGGGCTTGAGCCTGACCCCAAGGAGGGTCTGATCGAACACGGCAGGGGCCGGGCCTACAGCGAAGCTAACGGGCATAGCAGAAAGCTGAAGGGCTGGTATCTGCTGTTTTTAGACCAAGAGAATCCGTTTGGCGCAGCGTTTGACTGGCGGGAGGGCGATCAGCCGATCGCGCGCTGGCGACCCAATGGGCACGACTCTCTCACGCCGATCCAGCGACAGAAAGAGCGCGAGGCCATCCGCATAGCGAGAGACGAATACCATAAGCGATTGGCAGCCGAGCAGGCTGAGGTTGCTCAAACCTGCCGGGAGGTCTGGGATTCGTGCAAGCCCATCACGGACCACCCATATCTGACATTGAAGAAGGTAAAAGGGCACGGGCTCAGGGAGAGCTGCGGCCCTGACTTCGCCGGCTATCTGGTGGTTCCCTACCGAGACGAGTCCAAGCAGATCGTTACGCTGAGCTACATCAGCCCTGACGGGAAAAACAAATGGTGGCACAAGGGCGCAAAGCGGCGCAGCACCTACGCGCTGATTGGCGCAGAGCATCTGCGAACCACGCCCGAGCGAATCAACTACGTCGAGGGCTACGCGACCGGTGCGAGCTGGTACGAACACATCAACGAGAGCGAGCCGGTGATCGTCACCGGCGACACAAGCGGCATGGCGGAAGTGCCCAAGCTTTTCGCCGGCTGGTTCCCGGACGCGACCCATGTATTCATCGCTGACAACGATGAGAGCGGGGCGGGGCAGAAGGCGGCTGAAAAAGGCGCCAACGCGGCGCGCCTAGCAGGTGCCGAGGCTGAGATTCTGATGCCGGGCGAGGTCGGTCAGGACTTCAACGACGTGGCGAGCGAAGGCCTGTTGGAGGGGGAGCTGATCCCGAGCGCAACCAGCACGCTGCCCGTCGAGTATCAGCGCAGTCCATCGACCGGACGCATCCTGCAGGTACAGGAGAACTACGAGGCGCTGCTGAAAAAACACGAGATCGACATACGCTACAACGTGATTAAAAAAGAGATGGAGATCACGATCCCGGGCAAATCATTCATTAATGACCTGCGCGAAGACGCAGAGTTTGGCCACATCGAAAACCTATGCATAAAGGACGCGCTCGGAGAAGCAAGGCTGGCAAAGAACCTGCCCCTGCTCGCCCGGGAGCACAACCCGGTCAAGGACTGGATTGAGAGCCGGCCGTGGGATGGCAAACACCGGGTCGGCGACCTGCTGAACACGATCGATTCAGACGACAACGATCTCAAGGACCTGCTGATGCGGAAATGGCTCGCCGGATGCGCGGCCGCTGCCTGCGGTGCCGAGGGCGCTAACCAAGAAGGCGTGCTGATCCTCGTGGGCCGACAGGCGCTGGGCAAGACCCAGTGGTTCAAGAAGCTGGCGCCTGACCCAAGTTGGTTGTTGGAGGGTGCGACGCTGAACCCGAGCGACAAAGATTCGGTCAAGGTCTGCGTCAGTCACTGGATTGTCGAACTGGGTGAGCTGGGCAGTACGTTCCGCAAGGCCGATGTTGATCAGCTCAAAGCGTTCCTGACCAAATCCAAGGACGAGATTCGCCTGCCCTACGGACGGGCGTGGTCGAAATACCAGAGACGCACGGCGTTCTATGGCTCGGTAAACGAGCGTGAGTTCTTGGTCGATCCAACCGGCAACAGACGGTTCTGGGTGGTCAGGGTCAACCGCATCAACTTCGACCACGGCATCGACATGCAGCAGGTGTGGGCTGAGGTCTGGGACGAGGTGCTGGCCGGCAAACAAACGTGGTTTCTCGACGGGGATGAGCGTGAGCGACTGCAGGTCAGCAACGAGGTCTCGCGCACCCAATCAGCGGTGGAAGACGTGCTGCTGCAGCAGGTGAACTTCGACGGCACAAACACCAAGCCGGTGCAGATGGTGCAGCTACTGGCCGACCTCGGCGTGGCCAACCCGAGGATGGGCGACTACAAAGAGGCGAGTCGCATCCTGCACGAGAAGGGCCTGCGACCCCGCAAGAGCCACGGGAAGAAACTTTGGGACGTTGATTATACCCCCCTCCCTGCCCCCTCACCCCATAAATCATGGGACGCGTTCTAGGGTGGGGTATCACCTCTACCCCACACCCCCCACTACCCCATTCGCTGTAGCCCCCATTTTACGTGGTGTGTAGCCGGGGGCAGGGTGGGGTAGAGTAATATCTAGTTATATATATATATTTTCTAAAGGGTATATAGCCCCTATAACCCCCTCTATTTAGCCTTCCTAGGAAACCCCTCACTCTACCCCCCCTGCCACCCCCTCTGATTTTTGTCGCTTCCGGCGTATGATTGCCCTGTCGGTTAACTCAGGAGCGAGCCCGTGGGCGAGGCAGCACAAAAAAAGCAGCGCGGTCGGCCAAAGAAGGAGCATCCCAAACTGGTCAACGTGCCAATCAAGTTCGAGGCTGATCCAGAGCATGACCTCACTGAGATGCAGGCCGCGTTCGTCTGGTTCTACACCGAGGGCGCCTGCGGCCAGACCGAAGCCGCAAGGAAGGCTGGCTATAGCTTTCCAGCGGCGAGTGCGACCAAGCTCCTGAATGGGGTCAACGCCCCAAATGTGACGAGAGCAATCAGGATCAAGCAGGACGAGCTGCGCGAGAAGTACGCGGTCACCCCGGAGAAGACAGGATCGATGCTCTGGAATATCGCAGAGACAGCCTTTGAGGCGGGCGCTTATAACGCCGCAGTCAGTGCGGTGAAGGAATTGAACCAGCTCGCCGGCCTGACCGTCCACCGCAGCCAGAACCTGAACATCAACGCCGACCTGCAACGCATGGATCGCGACGATATTAAGGCTCGACTCAACGAATTGCTCGGCGTGCAGGCAGAGCTGAGCCCTAAAGATCGCTGAGTCGTCGCTGGAGTCGATCTGGGTCGATCTGAGGCAGCGATAGACGGCGTTAGGTGCGCTGGGAATGGGAAAGAGAGGGTCTCTTTCCCCGGGGGCCTAAAAATCTCAAAAAAAGCCAAATTTTGGTCAAAATGGCCAAATTGTGGCATTTTCGACCGTTTTTGGCGTAATTTGGGCGCCCAGAGCCGCTCCCCCGTGCTCACGGGGCCAGTCAGAGGGTGAAACGCAGCCTCTGAGCGCCTCTGAGCGCCTCTGAGCGGCGTTGCGACCTAAGCAATGGGTCTCTATGGGTCTGGAAAATCGAGCTGTACGGCGACTAGGTGGGGAGGGTGGGCACCCCCTTGGGCGCGACGCGGCGATCGCGTGTAGCTATAGCTGAGTTTGGCGCACTCAATCCCCAAAAAATCACAACGGCCCTTTTC